CTTTCATAAAATAGTTAAATGTTAAATGTTAAACCTAGTTCTTTAAGTTTTTCAACGTCCCCTAGCGTAAGTTTTGCCGGATTGTCAAGTTTAGACTTTAGTGTTGGCATAGTGCAACCTAAATGCTTACATACGTCTCGCTTTAATAGCTTACGTTCCTTTAATTGTTCTCTTATATTCATAATTGAAATATTTAAACACAAAAATAAAAATAATCTTTTAATTAAAAAAATATTTTACATAAAAAAAGGGGCAGCAATCCGAAAATTACCACCCCTAGCAAAGAAACAAAAAAGGGAATCTTTATACTATACCGCCATCTTGTATAGTCCAATGTACATCTAAATCTGCTCGCCCGGCAGCACCGGCGCTTGTATATTTAGTTGGGCTAAAACTAATTGTAACGCCATTGTTTACATTTTGTGGCCCCCAACTGTTATAAATAGCGTCTAAATTAGTAGGCGTTAATCCTGTATTGCTCATAAATTGCGAAGCATTAGAAACTTTAGTAATATTCCAATTTTCTAAACTATGGTTAAAAGACGAACAAGATGCAAACGTTTCAGTAATATTTGTTACACTTGAAGTGTCCCAGTTATTTACATCGGTATTAAAGTTTGGACAATTAACAAAAGTTGCGCTTAAACTAGTTATACCGCTTATGTTCCATTCAGATATTCTGTTTATTGTAGTAAAATTATAGCCATTAAAAGCAGCGTATAAACTTGTTGTGTTTGTTAAATTTAAAACATCGCTAACCTGCGATAAATCTAAGTTTGAACAACCAGCAAAATAAAGGCCAAAATTACTTGTCGAATAACCTGCTCTTGTAAGCCTTAAATTACCCCATTGTTTTATAGACAATAGTTTTAAATTATCTTTAGTTCGCCAACCTTCTAAAGTACCTGTAATTCTTATTTCATAAATACCAGCTACGCTATAAGTGTGCAATCTACCGCCATAACCTGTTACGTTTTCAATTACACCATCGCCCCAATCTACTGTAAAATCGTAATTACCACCAGGTAATAAACCTAATTCAACTTGGAAGTAACCGCTTGAACCGCTTTGCGTGTTTCTAGTGTCCCAAGTTGAAACAAAAGCATCTGTAGGCGCTGGCGTTGGGCAACCTGTTAAATCAGTTACTGTAATATTTCCAATAGAATTACCGCTAGTTGCCGTTCCTGTTACAGTATAATCCGCAAAATTTAAATCTCTAACTCTATCGTTTACATTTAAAGAAACTTGCGTTGTGCTTTGTCCTGTAATGTAACCAGTACTGCTATCTTCACATTTAGTTAGCGTGTAATATTCGGTTTCTGGAATTACTGGGCAACCAGTCAAACCTGTATTAATAACATTGCCTACGCTATAACCATTTTGAGCGGTGCCAATTACTACATAAGTTTCATTTTCAGCAGTAACCCTGTCGTTTACATTTAAAGTTATTTCTGTAGTGTCTTGACCGCTTAACCAGCCGGTTGTTGAATCGCTACATTTATTTAATTCGTAATAAGTAGGTTCTGGAGCAACTGGGCAGCCTATGCTTCCAGTATTTGTTATATTACCAACGCTATTACCAGCAGTAACTAATCCAGATACAACGTATATTTCATTGCTTGGGTCTGTTACCCTAGTATTTGAAGGCAAGTAAAAACCATCTATTGTTTGGCCACTTCTCCAACCAGTTGAACCATCGCTACATTTTACTAAATTATAGTAATAATCCGGTTCAACGCTTGGGCAACCTGTATTGCCAGTATCTGTAATATTACCAACGCTCGTACCACTTAATGCAACTCCAAATACAGTATAGAATACGCCATTAGAATCTACAACTCTGTCGCCATTTTCTAAATCTATTTCGTTTGTGTTCTGTCCACTAATAACTTCTGTTCCATCAGTACAATTACTAAGTCTGTAATATATTAATGGCGTTGTACATTCTGTTAATGCTGCTACATAACCAGGGTTGCTAGCGTATATTGTGAAATAAAAACTGTTTGGCATTAAATATAAACCACCTGCTAAAGGCGTTAAACCATTAGGTTGTGTAAATACATTATCGCCAACAACTGGGTAAGCGCCTTCTCCATTATGATAAGCTAATAAATTCGGCGTAGTTTCACAAGGGTTAGGAAAATCTCCGTCAGACCTTAAAAACTCTGTTAAAGTTGGTATTAATTCGCAACCGTACAACTCCGCATCTGTAACAATTCCAACGCTTGTGCCTTCTGTTCCTTGCCCAACAACTACATAAGTTTGACTGTCAGGACCATAAACACGCCTGTCGTTATCTAAAGTTATTTCTGTAGTGTATTGCGCAGTTCTCCAACCAGTACTGTCATCGCTACATTTTTTTAGTAAATAAAATTCGCTGCCTACCGTACAAGTTTCCGCAAGTAATTCTATTATAAGTTGGGCGCCGCTAATTCTAGTAGGTAATGAAGAAGCGCAAAAATCTGGGGTTTCGCTATCTGCTAAAACGGTTGCTTCTGTCCAAACTTCAGCACAATCATAATATCCAAAAGTTCCAGAATTAACTAATTCATTGTTAATTACTTTGTAAGTTTTGCAAACAGTTTCAATTTCTACACTATAGGTTACTTGGTTAGATTTAAAATCTGTAACCGCATCTGTTTCCTGGTCTGCTAAATGCGCAGTAAATTGATAGGTATTGTTTTTTAAGTTATATTTTAAAGTGTCTATAACCGCTGGCCTAGTTTCTTTAAAACTAGCAAAATTTATTAAAACCCTGTCATAAAGCGAAACCGGCAAGTTGTCATTTAACTTTTTAAAAGAACCTTCGTAACGTTCCATTTTAACCCTATTATCGTTTATACGCTGCTGGGAAGTAATATCTTCAATAAATCTATAATTAGTATCGTTTGAGCGCTTAAACTTAGCTATAAGCCCCCTGTTTTGTTCCCCAAAAGGCATTATATAGCCTTTTAAAAATTCGTTAAAAGTACTGCCTTGGTATATTTTATCGTAGTCTAAAGTATTGGTAAGGTTTTTATCAGTAACCTGTTTACTAATAACCTCTAAATCGTCTACTTTAAATATAAATTTTTCTGGTGTTCCAGTTACATCGCTTAAATATAAATGCGTTTGCCAGTTAATAACTGCGCCACCTATATAAGTAGCAATATGCGGCCCACCTGCTGATTTTCCTGGCCAACTAAATGTTAGTTTAAATGTATCTGGTAAATAATTTTCAGTAATATTTTCAAAAACAAAATCTATTTCTTTGCTATAAGTAAGCCATTCGCCCCTTCCATTGTAACTAAAAAAACTAACGGTAGGCGTTTCCGTCCAACCTATTGTATCTCCCCAAGACCTGTAGTAAAATGTTTGTGTGTTTCCTGTAGCTACCCCTGCTACATATTCTCTAAATGTATGCTCTAAAATATAAGGAATACTATATTTAGCAATAACACTTGGAAAAGAACCGTTTGCTATTTGAACTTGAAAAGAAAAATTAAATTTTATGTCGTCAAATTCATCTATATCTGACCTAGAAGGCCATTCATTATAAAGCAAAGTATCAAAAGCACCAGAATATAAACCTGTAATTTTTGCAGATTTACCTTGTATGGCATTTTCTGAAATACTTACATCTTCTGCGTTTACAACCGTCCAATTATTAAAATCGTCTTCAAAATTTCCGTTTGGTATGTAGTTTAATTGCCTTTTTACATCTACAGTATTTTTTACTTCTATAATACCACCGCTTGTTTCTTTCATTAAATCGTCTCCTAATGGCAACGCTTCGCTTGGCATATTAATAACACTTCCTACAATTTCTTCGCCTACATAATTACCATCTTTTTCGTACTTTCTATATGTAATATTTTCAAGCGTTCCTATGTCGCCATTATTTACAATATAAAAATCGTTTTTAGCTTGGAATATTCTACAATTGAAACCTGTAAGTATTGAGTATAAAACCTCCCTACAATTAAATTTAAAAGTATTTTCGTCTGTATATGTACTAGTGTTTATTTTTATGTCTTCAAATACATTTGTAATCGCAGCAGCAGCTTCTTCTTTTAAATCTGTTTTTACATATATAAAATAATCTAGTCCTGTTTCAAATAAAACACTATGCAATACATTCCAAAAAGTAACCTCGTTGTTTGGCGCTAGTGGAAAATTAACCCCTTTAAGTAAACCAATACCATCTACACCTTTAAAACTTACGTTAAAAGGCGCCGCAGATATTCTTTGTTGGTATGTATCTTGGATTAAATAACCCTGCCAAAAAGGGAACCATATGTTTTCTGCTGGGCCTTTGTCCCAACCTACATTATAGTTTTCCCAAGTCTCTTCAATAACATTCCAAACCTCTGTTTCGTCGCCCCAAAATTGGTTAGCATTTTCCCAATTTTCTTCGTAGTCTTGCCAGTATTTACCCCTTACATCGGCGTAATATAATTGAATTTTAAATTCTCGTTCGTCAAAATCGTAAAAATCCTCGTAAGCTACAAAGTCAGTTTGTATTAAATTTATTTCGCAATTAGAAGCAATTAATGGGTCGTAAAAATCATTGTCCTGCTCCCATTTTAAAACAACAGGGTTTCCAGTTGCTATTATAGGTAAAACATCGCCCTCGTAATCTTTTTTTAATATTTCTAATCGCCTCTTATTTCCCTCTGTATCTGAAAAGTCAAGACGGTATTTTACGCCGTATGCCATAATTTTATTTTATTCTGGACCTTGTTTTATCCGCTCTTTGCAAAGCTACTACTAAATCTTGACCTCTTACAACAAATTCTCCGCTAACGTTCATATTGCCACCATTACCACCATTACCACCCATAAGGTTTTGTAATTTACTTAGTGGGGCTATAACCTCTGGGTTTGATTTAGCGCCTGGATATTCTCCCATAAGACCCATTGTAGGACCGCTAACAATACCACCGTCAGCAAATTTTGGTATAGCAGCAAACGCCGCCATAACACCACCAACTGCCGTAGCAATAAATGCTGGTGTTGTAAATATAGCTGCCGGACCAGTTGCAGTACCAGCAGCAGTTGCACCTGCAATAGCTTGCGAAATAGATGACGCTAACATCATTGATATTAATTGCATTACTGTTTTTAATAATCCTTTCAAAAACCCTTGCATACCACTATCGGCTAAACCTAATGAATCTATCATTGAACCAGTCATATCGCTAAACGCACCTGCTACGGATTGACCAACTGCGGCCCCAATCTCTTGCAGCCTTTGTAGGTTTTGCTCGTATTTTTCCTGGGCAGTTGCCATACCTTCTAAATCAATATTCATTTGCTCAACAACGCCTGTTAAAGGCGATTGAACATTTGTNCCGCCTAATGGGTCGCCTTGTATAGCAAAAGTANTGCCTAAGTNAGTAGAACCGCCGCCGCTAGCTTGGGCGTTTCCACCTCCGCCAACACCACCGCCTCCGCTAAACAATCCGGTAAACATACCTTTAACACCGCTCGCAGCATTTGATAATCCAGTATTTAATTGCTCAACTGTTTTCTTTTCTAACCTACTTCCAACCGCATCTGCTATTGCATCTGAATATGTTTTACCAATATCTTCTCCAGCTTGTTTTGCAATATCTTTTCCATTTTCAAAGCCTTGCTTTAAAATATCTCCAAACGCACCATCAGTTCCTTTTTCAGAAAACTCTTTTATAACGTTCCACATTGTAGAAAAAACGTTTATAAATTGGTCTATTTGCGCTTTTACGCCTATAAACACAGATTTAAAAGTGGCTCCTAAAACACCAATAACAACTCTTAAAGACTCGCTGCTATTATATAAGTCTACAAATTGATTGTATAGACCTACAACTACTGGCGCAACTTCTGCCCAGTTTTTATATATAACGTATGCAACCGCAGCCAAAGCAGTAGCAACCAAACCAATAGGCGATAATAAAGCACCTATAATTGTAGTAAGCGTTCCGACTAAAGTAATAATTGTAGGAAGTGCAACTACTAAAGCGCCAAAACCTAAAGCTATTTTTTGTGTAGCTGGGTCAAGATTATTAAAAGCGTTAAATACTTTACCTACGGCAGCAGCAATATCCTGAAATAAAGGCAGCATAGTTTTTAACATTATGGCGCCCATTTGCGCAAAACTTTCTTTCGCTTTGTTTATTGCAGCAGTTAATTGAAAGCTAGCACTTTTTGCGGTCTCTTGAAACGCTTTAGCGGTAGTGCCTTGCGTTTTATTCATATTGTCAAAAATCTGCCTAGTAGTATCTACGTTGGCCCCGAGTAAATCCATTACCCCAGATAACGCCCTAACATTTCCAAACACTCTTTGAGCAGCGGTGTCGTTACCTTCAAAATTAGCTTTTAATACTTCCAATGTAGCTAGCAATCCATCTTCTTTTAAAGACTTCCTTAAACCAGCACTTGAAAGGCCCATTTCTTTTAAAGCATTTTCCGCATCTGTTGTAGGTTTTAATAAACTAGCAAATATACCCCTGACTTGCGTTGCAGCTTCTGCAGCGTTTGTACCGGTTCTGGATAGCGCAGCAAATGCAGCACCTACTTCGTTAAAATTAACACCCATAGCGCTTGCAATAGGCAATACCCTTCCCATTGAAGCGGCTAATTCAGTAGCTTCCAGTTTACCTTCTCTAACTGCGGCAACCATAACATCGGTCGCATCTGTAGCACTTAGTACATTAGAACCGTATGCGTTCATTGCAGACGTTGCTAAATCAGCTACGGTCTTAGTCTCGCCTAAACCAACTGCAGCAGCTTTTAAAGAAGCGTTTAAAACGTCCATAGCTTCTGAACCGCGTAAACCTGCCGAAGTTATAAAAAACAAAGCGTCTGCGGCTTCCGTACTACTTTTACCAGTACTTATAGCCATTTGCCTAGCAGCTTCGCCCATTTTATCTACTTCTGCACTCGCAACCCCTACTAAGGATTTTATTTGGGTCATTGACTTGTCAAAGTCGGCGCCCATTTTAACCGCAGCACCTCCAGCTAATGCTAATGGTAGTGAAAACCTTTGGAGGCTTGAACCTATGCTTTTAACATTGTTTCCAAAACTTTTTAATCTTGAACTTGCGGTATTTAACGAGGCGCTTAACCTAGAAGCGTCTCCTGTTAATAATACCTTTAATTCATTAGCTGCCATATAATTTTATTTACTTACAAAAATAACCAAAAAAAGACACTTATTTAAGTGCCTTCTCTGCGCGCTGTTTAAACGCTTCAAATTCTTCTTTAGTAGACTTTGGTCCACTAGGTTTATTATATACGTCCTGGGGTAGTTTAAGTAGCTTGTCTGGGGTTATAAGGTCGCGTTTTTTACTAACGTTTGTGTTATATATCATAGACGCTATAAACCTAGTTTGTTCCCAATGTAAATTAATGTTTATTTGCCAGCTTTCAGCTAATAGGGCATTTTCCTTCCAAGTGTGCTTCCAAAACTCTGCTGGTTTTATGCCAGCTTGCCCTATATAGTAGTCGGTTAAATCCTCCCAGGTTAAGGAAGCCTTTACTTTTTTGGCGCCTCTTTACTAATTGGTTTAGCGTTTCTAGCAATACCGCCGTTTAAATCATTACCTAACAACCTACTTTCTGTAAGCGTGTTAAGCATTTCGTTAAACTGGTCAGTATTAACATCGTCTAACCAGGCACCAACTTTAAAAATATTGTAGTCTATTTCGTTGCCTTCCTCTTGGTCAAAAGCTAATAAACCAGCATACACTAATGCCCTAATCATATTAAGGTTTAATGTATCTGAAAATACTTTGTCTATTTCGCTAATTGAAATGTTTAGTTCGTCCGTAAAGGCCGCCCAAAAATTCATTGAAAAGTGAAGTGTTCGTTGTTTCCCGCCAATACTTAGCGAGTAATAACCTCTTTTTTTGTTTGCCATTTTGTTTCTTTTTTAATTAATCGTGAAAAGGCGGTAAGTTAATACCGCCCTATATTATTAAACGCTTCCCTATGCGTTTGCAGACTTCACAATAGCGCCAGTAATGGTAATTGAACCACTATAAGATACTGGGCTTTCCATTTCAGCAGATTGCTCTATACTTGAAATGTAACCTTCGGCAGTATAGATTGAATCTCCACTTTCAGTAGTTCCAAATACCGCAGTTATTTGCGTTCTGTTAATAATGTAATCTGCTAATTCAATTGCGTTAGCGGTGTCGCTATAATCTACTAACCCCTCAAAAGAAATTTCCCCAGACCTTACGCCAGAAATAACTTCCTGCCAGCCTGCGCTATCTTTAGTTGTCGCCTCTGGTAAATCGTGTGAAATAGTAAGAGTACACGAAGTAGT